ACGGCTGCGTTGTCGATTTCGGCGCCTACGAGGATTGCACCTACGGCACATACAAGGACGGAAAACCGCGCCGCACAAAATGGACCTGCAAATACTGGCGTCCGGCCTCCATTCGCATTCGAGAGGACGCGTAGATGAGCGACACCATGCTTGAGCGCGTAAGCGCGGCAATCGCGAAGCTCGGAAGCGTCGATGTGGCGAACTACAGCCACCGCGAAATGATCGCTCGCGCAGCCATAGAGGTCACGGCAACTGCGCTTGCTGAGCGACTTGAGCAAATCGTTGAGGATCGCCGCAAGCGTAAACCAAGGGCGCGTCAGGCGAATGAATATATCCTCGCCTGCGTAGACATAATTCGCCGCGAAGCCCGCGTCGCTCTCCAATCCGCTACCGACAGCGAGGCGGCGAAATGAGCCAGCTTGTCGCTGCCAATTCATCTATCACTGCGCGCGTTGCGGTTTACAACCCGCACCGTAAATCCGCTGGACACCTTCATCGCGTCAGTGCGCGGGCAGGGGGTGGCGACGACCGGGATTCCTCCCCTCGGGCCAGCATTTTGTCGATTACCGTCAACCTGCCCGCAAACCAATCCGCCAGCCACATCCTCCTGGCTGTCGGTAAGCTGCGGACGGCGCTTGAGCGAAACCTGAACCCCATCGCTCGCGCCGTCCGCCCTTTCATCAGCCAGGCCCGTAGGGGACATCTGCGGCGGCTGATCTCTGCAATTTGTGCCGGCTCCCAAGTCACCGCCGGCAAGTGTTTTTCTTTCCTCCATCGCGCGCTTCGCGTCTGCCAGGACTTTGCGCACGATTGGGCCGAGCATCTGCATTCACTCCATTCCGCCGCACCGTGCGGCTTAGTTGCTCTCTCTGACGGACACAGAGGTAGCAAAAGGAAAATCGGAAATGTCCGAAAAGCAGTTGGAGAAATCCGAAATGTCATCCGTTGAGTTTGTTCAGGACGCGCTTCGAAATCATGTGGCGCCGCCCTCAATTGGCTCCGTCAAAACCAGGATGCGGCATGCGGCGCGCCGTCTTGGATGGTCGGCGAACCGGGTCAAAGACGCCTGGTATGCCGATCCGAGAATCTCCGTTGGGGCAGATGAAGTAAGAAAAATCGAGGAAACAACGGGGTTACGCTATGGACGAGAAGAACTCAGGTCAGTCGAAGAACTCATCAGCCGCGCCGACGCTCTCTTGGATGGCCCGGAGGCGGATTTCCATCGCCCGTTCGTTGATGCGTTCCGCGCGATGGCTCGCGCTTTTAATCGCCCCAGAGTTGAGGGGTGAGTGACAATGGATGGATGGTTCTCTGTTGTTTTCCCTGCCACCGGCAGCTCTGGATTGCCGATGGCTATCATCAACGGTCCCAAGACTGTCGTTCGAGATAAGACGGTCGGATTTGACCCCGATGAGGCGAGGTTGATGGCAGCCGCCCCGGAGCTTCTAGAGGCGCTGAAGCAAGTCATGGTCTGGATTAGAAATTGGGATCCAGATTTCACTCAAGACGATGAGTGGACAGAGACCCGACACTGCGTTGATGCAGCCATAGCTAAGGCAGAGGAAAAATGAACGCACATCACTCGAAGCCTCTGCGCATCGCCACGCTCGATGGGATCTTCATCATCGACGCCACCGGCCACTACATCCCCGAGCCAGCCGACGAGCATTACTCGCTCCCCGTAACCTGGATGATCTGGGCAGGAGCCTGGCTTGTCGGTGTGCTCCCGATCGCCCTGCTTGCTTGGGGCGCTTGGTGGCTGTTCGCATGAAGAACGGCGAGCATCAAATCCAGGTGTCGATCATCGCCTATCTGGATAGGGCGCTACCGCGAACCATCCGAGCTGTGGCCGTCTCGAATAACCCTCGCTCTGCCATCACGGGAGCGCTGGAGAAGGCGAGGGGCATGCGCAAGGGCTTCCCGGACATCCTGCTTACAGGAGCGTTCCACGGGCTTCTGGAGGTCAAGCAGGAGGGCAGTTACCTCCGGCCGGAGCAGAAAGAGTGGCGCGACTTCCTCGCCGCTCAACAGGTGCCGATAGCAGTTGTGCGTTCGATAGACGATGTGCGCGAAACGCTCTCTGCGTGGGGCGTCAATCTGAGGGAAGCAGCGTGAGCCTGTGGACGGCTTGTGGATAACTCAAGTCGCTTGTGAACAACGTGCGTAAACGGCTCTTGTGGCGCCCTTGCAACTCGGCGGTTTCTGACAAGTCAAGTAGAATAGCAGAATTCGAATCTATCGAAAAGGGACGCGCCGAAATGGACCGCAAAGATGCCCAAAACGAAGAAGACGACGCATGGGAAAGCCTTGGCGATGTCATCGCCAGACTGCTGGCCAGATTGGATCGCCAGAGAAGCCGTAAGGTGGCGTAACGAGCGCCGGATCGCGCGCATCGATGAAATTGTCGAGCGCGTCGTTAGAATGAATAGGGACTTGGGACATGGCGGAACCTGCTCAATACCGGATCAAGAACTGGACCCAATTTCAGCACTACAAGGACCGGTCGCCGGAGTGGATTAAGCTTCATCTGAATCTGTTGACTAGCGAGCCGTGGATGCTGGCGCCAACAGATCAAGATCGCTTGACCTTGATCGTTGTGATGCTGATTGCGGCTCGCAAGGATAACGTGATCCCGGATAACCCGACATACATCCGCAAGATGGGTTGCCTGGATTTCGACCCAGACCTGTCGTGGCTGATCGAATCTGGTTTCCTTGAGCCAAATGATTCTGGAGAGAAATGGGAAAGCCCATGGCCCTCTCGCCACATCTCGGCCGCCGATCGAGAAGCCGTTCTAAAAAGGGACGGGCATAAGTGCGTATTCTGCGCAGCCACAGAAAAGCTTGAGATCGATCATGTGATCCCTGTCAGCAAGGGCGGCACATCGCAGGTCGGCAACCTTCAAGTGCTATGTCGTTCATGCAACAGGAAAAAAAGGACTCGCGTAGCAAACGCTACGCAGACCGTAGCGGGCGCTACGCAGGATGATTCTCAGCGTAGCCCAGAGAAGATAAGAGGAGAGGAGAAGAGAGAAGATAAGAAAGATAGGGGCGCTGACGCGCCGACCGAAATGGCTTTTGTCGGAAGGGTGATCCGACTATCCGCCGGCGACTTCGATAGGTGGGCGAAGAGGTATCATCTGATCCCAGACATGCTGGCCGAACTCACGCTGGCGGACGACTATTATTCCGAACATCCGCCCAAGGACGGCAAGTGGTTCTTCTCCGTCTCGAAATGGCTGGAACGGGCACACAATGATGCCCTGAAGCCAAAACTCGATCCCGATGCCGCCATCTACAGGAACGTGCTCTGATGGCCGACATTGTCACCGTCAAGCGCATGCTGGCCGACAAGGCGCAGTCCGTCTCCGAGATGCTTTTGCCCAATGGCCGTAAGGAAGGCCAGGAATGGCGCGCTGGCTCGACCGGAGGCGAGAAAGGCCAATCTCTCGGGGTCCACCTTTCTGGCGTCAAGGCTGGCATATGGCAGGATTTCTCAACCGGCGAAGGTGGGGATCTGCTGGATTTATGGATAGCGGTCAAGGGCGGCACGCTCCCGCAAGCGCTCGACGCCGCTCGCAACTGGCTTGGTCTTTCGCGACCGGAGCCGTACCGCCAACCCGTCAGGACATTTACGCGGCCAAAGAAGCCGACCTGTTCGGCGATCCAGGGCCAGCCGCTGGATTATCTTCGCGAGGACCGGAACATACCGGGAGAGGTGCTGGCGAAGTACAAGGTGGCATCGAATGGGGACGAGATCATTTTTCCGTTCCTTCTTCCTGATGGCAGCTTGGCACTGGCTAAATCGCGCAAGGCAGAAGATGGGGCCAAGCCGAAGCCGACTGCTGCGGATTGCGAGCCGGTTCTGTTTGGCTGGCAGGCAGTCTCGGATCATACCCGCGATATCGTCATCACCGAGGGCGAGATTGATGCGCTATCTTGGGCGGCCTATGGCTACAGCGCATTGTCTGTCCCGTTTGGTGGGGGCAAAGGCGCAAAGCAGCAATGGATTGAAAGCGAGTTCGATCGCCTGGAGAGGTTCGAAAGAATCTACATCTCCACCGACATGGACAAGCCGGGCGACGAGGCGGCAAACGAAATTGCTTCCCGGCTTGGCCGGCATCGCTGCTACCGCGTTTCGTTGCCCCGCAAGGACGCCAACGACTGCCTCGTGGGGGGCGTAACCAAGGCCGCAATGGACGCGGCGATTGTTGCTGCAAAGAACCTTGACCCTGAGGGCCTGAAGCGGGCGAGCGATTACACCGACAAGGTAATACAGCTCTTCTGGCCGACGCACGAGGATAGGCCGGGCTACACCGTCCCGTACTCTAAACTGTCGGACAAGATCTATTTCCGTAAATCAGAGGTCACGCTTTGGAGCGGGGCTTCAGGGTCGGGCAAGAGCCAGATCATTTCCGACTGTATTCCGCATTGGATCAAGCAAGGCAGCCGCATTTGCCTTGCCAGCCTTGAGATGAAGGGCGAGCAGACGCTCCGCCGCATGTCCAAGCAAACCGGTGGTGTCGATCGGCCAACAGCGCAATACATCGAGCGCATTCTCGGGTGGCTCGATGCCGGCCTTCTCATATACGAGCGCGTCGGGAAGGCCGGTGTTGGTGCCCTGCTGGAAATATTCGACTACGCCCGTGCCAAATATGGCTGCGATCAATTCGTCATCGATAGCCTGATGCGCCTGGGTATCGCTGCGGACGACTACACCGGGCAGGAGAAGGCAGTTTTCCAGCTCGTTGATTGGGCCGTCCAGCACGAAGTTCATCTTCATCTCGTCGCCCACTCCAGGAAGGGCGAGAAAGGGCAGGGAGCTCCCGAGACTGAAGACATCAAGGGCGCGATGGAGATCGGCGCCAACGCCTTCAACATACTTACGGTATGGCGCAACCGCAGGCACGAGGAAGAGATTCAGGCGGCCGAGACGGAAGCGCTGAAGGCTGAACTAAACCAGAAGCCGGGCGTCATCCTGAACGTTGCGAAGCAGCGCAACGGGGATTTCGAGGGAAAGGTCGGGCTTTGGTTCGACCAGGACACCTACCGGTATCATTCTTCATTTGATCGCGGCGTCTGGGATAGGCGCTTCCTGCCTATCGCGCCGCATAGCGAAAGCGAGGCAGCATAGTGGCATACGAGCAAAAAGATAATTCCGGCACCCTCTTCAAGAATGACCGCCGCGAAAAGGATTCGCATCCCCACGCCAAGGGGTCGGCGATGATCGACGGCGTGGATTATTGGGTCTCCGCTTGGACTAAGGAAGGCGCCAAGGGAAAATTCCAGAGCCTTTCGTTCCAGCGCAAGGAACCCAAGCCGCAGCAACAATCGCAACCGGCAAACCAACAGCAGAACTACGGGCAGGCCAGCGGCGGTAACGCGCGCGAACTGGACGACGAGATCCCTTTCTAAGGAGTGTTTTCATATGCGTCAGTGGAATTGTGTCGAGCGTACGGAAATAGCCAATCTTCTCAAGAGAGGCCTGACGGCAGCGCAAATAGCGCTTCGTTATGAGGGTCGGACTCGGTGCAGCATCATCAGCTTCGTCAACCGCGATCCGATGCTGCGAGAAATCGGGTTCCAGCATGAGAAGATTTGGCGAAGGCAGGCAGCGTAAAAAGGATAGCATGGCATGAGCGAGATCATCGAATTCAAACCACGCGGTGGCGGCCAGGCTGGGCCGCAGGAGCCGGGTCAATCGCGGTGGCGGGCCGACATCGAATATCGGAGCGAGGAGGGCGGTCAACTCGTCACGCACTACATCGAGGAGATCGAGGATCTGCAAGATCTGATCGAGCTTGGCCCGCACTTCGACGCCATCGTCAAATGCGTCATCACGGTAAACCGCCAGTCCGGTGAAATACCGCGCCTCACCAAAGAGCAGGCAGACATCCTCTAAATCGAACCGCAACGGGACAAGCCTAATGACGTGGTATGCTGCGAGGACTATGCCGGGAGCACAACTCCCCCAACGCGAATACGTGGTCGAGCCGACATCGCTAGGCGCCGATGGCAGGCCAAGAGGCAAGGGCTATCGCATCGTCCCCAGCCTTGATCCGAACGTCTCGGCCATAGAGCGCGCTTTGTCGAACGAGGGCTTTTCCTACTACATGCCTGTCGAGCGCCGTCTGGTCCGCGATCGCAAGAAGACCGACCTGTGGAAGCCCCGCCGCTTCGCCCTTCTCCTCGGATATGTGTTCGTCAAGGATGTAGAGGATTGGGTACGCCTCGAAGAAACAGCCGGCATCGCCAGCATTGTTCGCAATCAGGGTAGGCCGATGGCAATCCCCGCCGGTGAAATCGAAATGCTGCGCGTGATGGAAGCGGAGGCAGAGGCCAAGCTTCACAAGCTCATCGAGCAGAGAGAAGCCGCAGCTCGCCGTCTCCCACGCAGGAAGGCCAGCGGACTTTTCCCGCCCGGCAGCTTTGTCGATATCGTCAGCGGTCCAGCAGAGGGCCGCGTGGGCTTCGTGACGGGATCTGATAGGGACGGGCGCCTCAAGATGCTCGTCCAGAGCCTGGAAATGTCCGTTCCGATGGACGCCGTGAAGATGGTTGCATAGGGGATTGCCACAGAAATAAAAATGCCCTATGTTTTCTGCAGGGTGATTTGGGCGACTGGGACGCGTCCCGACCTTCAAGCGGAAATTCACCATCCGCGCCCAATCCATATCTTTGCCAAAAATCCAAAGTTTGCCGGTCATCGGGCATCGCCATGAATGGCATTGCCACGGATAAGTGCAGGGCCAAGCGCTCGCCGCCGGCAAAGCCCATCAGGAGCCACCGCCATATGAAAAATCTCGATGCGCTCCGCAAGGAAATCATGGCGCGCTATCCGAAAATCCGCGCCTATCTCGCCAAGCACTAATGCCTGAGCCCCGCGCCATCACCGAAATAGCAGAGCGGGCTGCAGAGCAGTTCCACCGCGAGCAGTCCGAGCGCTTCCTTGAGTGCAGCATCAATCTCTGCGCAACCAGCATGAGTATGGCGGATCTGATCCGGCTGCTGCGCAGCCACGCCGAGATGTTGGAAGAGTTCGGCTGATGCGCGTCATAGCCATTATCGCACTCATCGCGCTGTCAGCTTGCGCATCGCAGCAACCATGCCAATACGACCGCTGGCTTGTAGATCCAAATTGCAAGTGAATATTTCATGAGGGGGATTCAAATACCTCCATGGAAGGACTATGTTGAAGGAATGGAAAACACCTTCGATAGTCTCACAGACTCGATCCGCGCCGGATACGACAAGCCTGACCGTTTTGCAGGGTTCATCGGCGCCCTCCTGGGCAAGTTCACCACAGGCGTATTCATCGGCCTCGGCATTGCTGTGGGCCTGGCTATCGCCCGCGCTGGAGTTGGTCTGTGAGCGATTGGCGTCCATTCACTGATCACGTATTCCCATGGGATCATAACCATCTGATCGTAATGGCATTTGCCCACGACGATCCGACCGATATCGAAATTTTTCGCTGTCATGTCGGCGAGCATGGTGCTCTGTTTCCAGAGAACTCGACATTCCTGACTATCTTGGAGCAGGGGTGGGTTCCGTATGCTTGGCGACTGGATGATTCACCGTCTCGCGATGACGATAAGTACCCGCCAATGTGGTCCGATTATTTGGCAGACCGATCGCGGACGGGGTGAAACTTGCACCCCAACGACATAAGGCGCGCTGAACAGCAAGCAGCCCGCACCAAGATCGAGTTTCCACTAAAGTAGACGGAAAATAGATGGCGCAAGGTAAAAAGACCGGCGGCCGGACGAAAGGCGTACCCAATAGGGCAACTGCGGCCAAGGCAGCAGAGATCGCAGCCAGCGGCCAAACCCCTCTCGATTATATGCTCTCAGTCATGCGCGATCCCGAAGCTGCTGTCGATCGCAAGGACGACATGGCCAAGGCCGCCGCCCCTTATGTTCATCCAAAGCTGGCAAATGTCCAGCATGGTGGTGATCCTGACCATCCAATCAAGCACGAGTTGGCGGATGCCGCATTCGCAAAGCTTGCAGCCGCTCTGGACCTCGCTGCCGCCGGAAAGGCAGGAAGCACTAGCTAGACGCAGCGAATGGCTCTCACGGGCTCGCCCAAGCCAGATAACACCGCATGGCGACTGGTTGACATGGTTGATCCTGGCCGGTCGCGGTTGGGGCAAGACAAGGACCGGCGCTGAAGACGCGGCATGGTACGGCATAAGTAACCCCGGTGTGCGTGTCGCGGTCATCGCGCCGACATATGCCGATGCTCGGGATACATGCATCGAGGGCGAAAGCGGGCTTCGCAGTGTTCTCCCGCCTAGCATGATTTCAGCATGGAATCGCTCACTCGGCGAACTGGTGCTGACCAACGAAAGCCGGTTCAAGCTTTTCTCCGCCGATGAGCCAGAGCGCCTTCGCGGCCCGCAGCATCATCGGGCCTGGGCTGACGAGTTGGGTGCCTGGCGCTATCCCGAGACATGGGACCAGATGCTATTCGGGCTTCGGCTTGGCGATCATCCAAAGGTAGTGGTCACCACGACGCCTAAACCGACGGCGCTTGTTAGAAGGCTTGCCTCCCAGGCTTCGGTTCACATCACGCGCGGCTCGACATTCGACAACGCGGCAAATCTTGCCCCCGCAGCTCTGGCACAATTGCGGGAGCGCTATGAGGGCACAAGGCTAGGCAGGCAGGAACTTAACGCCGAGATCCTGGAAGACATTCCGGGTGCATTATGGACGCGCGATACCATTGACGGGCAGCGCGTCAGGGAAGCGCCGGCTCTCGTGCGTGTGGTTGTCGCAATCGACCCATCGGGAACGCGTGGCGAGGCTGACAGCGGCGATAGCGTCGGGATTGTCGTGGCCGGGAAGGGTGATGATGGCAGATGCTATGTCCTTGCCGATCGCACCTGCAAACTTTCGCCCGATGGATGGGGCAGACAGGCTGTGAATGCCTATCATGAGTTCAAGGCTGATCGCATCGTAGCGGAGCGCAATTTCGGCGGCGCAATGGTCGAGCACGTCATTCGCACAATAGATCCAAAAGTCAGCTACCGGGAAGTGACGGCAAGCCGGGGCAAGATTGCGCGGGCCGAGCCCGTCGCCGCCCTCTATGAGCAGGGCAAAGTTTCACATGTTGGACGAGGCGATGCAACGAAACAGTTCGCTCAACTCGAAGACCAGATGTGCGCAATGGCTGCCGATGGGTATGTCGGCGAAGGTTCGCCAGATAGGGCGGATGCGCTCGTGTGGGCTCTCACTGAATTGATGCTTTCTGCTCCCGTGCCCCAAGCCTATTCCGTTTCATTCCACAGGACAGGTTGATGGCCGATCTTTCACTTGTCCCCACAGTAGACACGCCATCTGCGGCGTACCAGACGATGATCGAAGCCTGGACGCTGATCAGCGATATCCTGGCTGGGGCGGATGCGGTTCGCAAGAAGCTCGACCTTTATCTGCCGAAATACGAGGATGAGAGCAGGGCTGAATATGATCGCCGCAACAAGTCGGCACCATGGCGGCCCGAGTTCAACGATATCCTGCGTTCGCTCGCCTCGAAGCCGTTCGGCAAGAACGTCTCGCTCGGGGATGGGGCATCCGCCCGAATCAAAGATATTGCAGAGGATGTCGACAGTCGCGGCAACAGCCTGACCGCATTCAGCCGAGCTGCCTTCAAGGCAGGCATTGCAGCGGGCATGCATGGCATCCTGGTCGATTTCCCGACGATGGCGCCGGCACTTACCAAAGCTGATGAGAAAGCCTCTGGGGCTCGGCCCTATTGGGTGCATATCGATGCCAAGGACATCCTAGCGCTCTATACCGACTTCATTGGCGGCGTTGAGCGCGTCACGCATGTCCGCATACGAGAATGCGCCATTGTTCCCGACGGGTTCGGCGAAAAAGAGGTCAAGCGCGTCCGCGTGCTGTTCCTCGATGCTGCTGGCAAGCCGCAATGGCAGCTTTGGGAGCAGCAGAAGGTCCAGGGGCTCGAAAAGCCCACCTATGTCCAGATCGACAATGGCCCGATTTCGCTCGATTATATCCCGTTGGTGCTCTTCTTCACCGGAGATCGGCTTGGTGAGCAGGCAGTAACGCCCCCACTGCTTGATTTGGCGGTGATGCAGATCGAACTCTATCGCTCGTTGAGCCGCCTCGATGAGATCCTGACATTTGCCGGATCTCCGATGCTTTCGGCCAATGGCTTCGTTCTGGCCCCCGGACAGTCGGTTGCGGTCGGTCCGAAGCGTGTTCTTGTCGCGCCTCCCGGTGAAGCTGGGCAGACAAGCTGGAGCTTCGTACAGCCCGACGCCGGCAACATCAAGGAAGTCCGCGATCACGTCGCTTCTGTGATTGATGACATGCGGCGCCTTGGCATGCAGCCGCTCACGCCGAAGTCTGGAACGCCGACTGCAACAGGGCAGTCCATCGAGGCAGCAAAGGCGCATTCAGCTGTCCAAGCATGGGCGCTTGATCTCCAGGACACGCTTGAACAGGCATTTGTCTACACGGCTGAATGGTTGAAGGAGCCCGAGACGGTAGAGGTTACGGTCGACGTTGACTTCACCATCGAGCCCTATGCTCCAGCACCGCTTCAGACGCTTCAGGCCGCGCGTATTGCCAAGGATATCACGCTCAAGACTTATTGGCAGGGCCTACAGCGCTTCGACGTGCTTCCCGCCGACTTCGACCCGGAACAGGAAGAGAAAGACCTGGCCGACGAACTGGCGGGCCTTGAGCCTGATGTGCCGATCGACCCAGCAACGGGTCAGGAGGTCATCATGCCGATTACCCAACCTCAGATTGGCAGCAAGCAGACTTCAGTAGCGAATTAGCCCGCAACGAGGATTTGAAGCGGGTGCATAGGGCGGGATCGCCCAAACCAGCCGGGCGGATGCCCAGAGGAAACCCATGAAACTGAAACTTGATGCTGACGGCCACGCGGTCGTTCAGGACGGCAAGCCCGTCTATGTACATGATGACGGCAAGGAAGTCGCCTTCGACGCGCAAACCACCATCGCCACGATCACCCGACTGAATTCGGAGGCCAAGGGCCACCGCGAAGCCAAGGAAGCGGCCGAAGCCAAACTAAAGGGCTTCGAGGGGATTGATGACCCATCCGCTGCCCTCAAGGCGCTGACAATCGTCAAGAACCTGGACGACAAGAAACTTGTCGATGCCGGCGAGGTAGAGAAGGTCAAGCAAGAAGCCATCAAGGCTGTCCGCGCTGAATTCGAACCAATCCTGAAAGAGCGCGACACGCTCAAGGGCGAACTCTACAGCGAGAAGATCGGCGGCAGCTTTGCCCGGTCGAAGTTCATTGCCGGGAAGATCGCCATCCCATCCGATCTGGTCCAGGCCCGTTTCGGCAACAATTTCGAGGTCAAGGACGGCAAGATCGTCGCCAAGGACCATGCCGGCAATGCCATCTATAGCCGCTCCAAGCCTGGCGAAATAGCCGACTTCGAGGAAGCGCTAGAAATGCTTGTCGATGCCTATCCGCAGAAGGACGCCATCCTCAAGGGGACAGGCTCCAGCGGTTCCGGCGCACGCGGCAGCAATGGCATCAATGGCGGTCCCAAGACCATGCCCCGCTCACAGTTCGAAGCGCTCGATCCTGCATCCCGCGCCGCGAAGATGAAAGAAGGCTTCACTCTCACCGAAGCCTGAGACCACAAGCATACAAGACTACGTGCCGCGACCTGGATGGGGAGCGGTGTTTGGGCCGGATAGCCCGCGATTGCGCCTTCTGCGCGCAGCCAAACACCCCTTTCAACCCCCATTCAGGAGTTCACTACCGTGGCCAATACCCTCACGTCGCTTACCCCGACGCTTTACGAAGCGTTGGATGTCGTCTCCCGCGAAATGGTCGGCTTTATCCCCGCCGTTTCCCGCAATTCGTCTGCCGAGCGCGCCGCGCTCAACCAGACGATCCTCGTCCCGATCACCCCGGCCAACACGCTGGCCGACAACACCGCCGCCGTCTCCGCTCCGAACACGGGCGACCAGACCATCACCAATGTTTCGATGACCATCTCGAAGTCGAAGCATACGCCGATCCGCTGGAACGGTGAAGAGCAGCGCGGCCTTCTGAATGCCGGTTCCTATGCCGGCATCCTGAAGAACCAGTTCGTGCAGGGCTTCCGCGCAATCATCAACCAGATCGAAGTCGACCTGGCCACGACTGCAATGACCAACTCGTCCCGCGCCTATGGCACAGCCGGCACCGCTCCGTTCGGCACGGCTGGCGATCTGTCGGACATCGCGCAGATCCGCAAGATCCTGGACGACAACGGCTCGCCTCAGGGCGATCTCCAGCTTGTCCTTGGCTCTGCGGCCATCGCCAACCTGCGCGGCAAGCAGTCGGTTCTGTTCAAGGTCAACGAAGCCGGCAATGACCAGTTGCTCCGCGAGGGCATCCTGGGCCGTCTCGAAGGCTTCGACCTGCACAACTCGGCTGGCGTTACCGCCTTCACCAAGGGCACCGGCACCTCCTATGTGACCTCCGGCTCGACGGCAGCGGGCGTTTCGTCCATTGCTCTCGTCACCGGCTCCGGCACGGTGCTCGCTGGCGATGTCGTGACCTTCGCTGCGGATGCCAACAACAAGTACGTGGTCAACACTGGCGTTGCGGCTCCCGGCACCATCGTTTTGGGTGCGCCCGGTGCACAGGTGACCATCGCCACCGCGAATGCCATGACCATCGGTGGCAGCTATACGCCGAACATGGCTTTCTCGAAGTCGGCAATCCAGCTGATCACCCGGTCCCCGGCAATGCCGATCGGCCCGGATGGTCGTCCGATGGATATGGCTGACGACGTGATGCAGATTACTGATCCTGTGTCGGGCATTACTTTCGATGTTGCTGTGTATCGCCAGTTCATGCAACTCGTCTACCATATTCGCCTAGCCTGGGGGTACCAGGCAATAAAACCCAACCATATCGCCACCCTTATCGGGTAAGAGCAAAACAAACGTGCGCGGCATTGACTATTTTTGCCGCGCACGTTACTATCAGATATGGATTACAAACGTATTTATGCTTCACTCGTCAACCGTGCTATTGATCGCCAATTCGACGGGTACATAGAGCGGCACCACATCGTTCCTAAATGCCTCGGAGGCGGGAACGAGCCATCGAACATTGTGAGGCTGACACCTGAAGAGCATTTCTTGGCGCATCAACTGCTGGCCAAGATTCATCCGGACCATCACGGCCTTGCATTCGCGTTGCTGGCCATGACCATGAAGGTCAAGGGCCACAGGGTTGGCAATAAACAATTTGGGTGGGTCCGTCGCCGTGTCTCAAAAGCGCTAAAGGAACAGCGAACCGGTGTTGCGCGCCCGAAGGAAGTAATGGAGCGCATTTGGGCCGCATCGCGTGGCCTAAAGAGATCGCCCGAAACGATAGAACGCATGAGCGCATCTAGGCGCGGCAAGCCGCACACCGCCGAACATAACGCCAAAGTCTCTGTCGCCCTCAAGGGCCGGCAAGACCTACACGGCCGGCAGCATTCGGAAGAGACAAAGCAGAAAATGCGCGCCGCAGCGCAGGAGCGCCGGCACACACCAGAAACCATCGCGAAACTCACAAGCCACGCGGCATCGCAGACCCAGACAGAGCGCAGCGCCAGAGCCTTCAAAGCTTGGCAAACCAAGCGGGCTAAAGCCGCTCAAACATAGCGAGACAATGTAATGGCTCAGGTTACAGCAACGATTACCGCGACCGGCGCAACCGATTCCATCTTCATGACGAATGGCGTCGTCGAGGTTGGGGGCACCTTCGTCGGAACGATCAATATCCAAGTCGACGCGACGGGTGATGGCACCTGGGCCAACGCGATGGATTCCTCGGGTTCTGCCGTGGCCATTACCGCACCGGGCATCTACCGCATCAACAACGGCATCGGCTGCAACACGCGGCTGAACTGCTCTGCCTATACCTCCGGTTCGATCCTGGTTGAACTAAGGGGTCTCTAGGATGCCAATCGTCAACAGCATCGTCGAACCGATCGCCTCCTCGGTTGTCATCCCCGTCACTGGAGCCGACCCGAGCGGAGCATCCGCGCCGGGGACCATGGATTTCTCAAAATCGCAAAACAGCGGGCTCCTGATCCTGCTTGAGGACATCTGACCATGACCACAATGACGGTGAAGGATTCCACGGGAGCCACAGTAACGGTTGAAAAGCCGCTTGCGCCTGGTCAAGCGCTTGCAGCGGCATCACGTCCGGTTGTGCTGGCTTCCGATGTTGGCCTCCCTGCCGGCACAAGCCTCATAGGCAAGGTCAAGACCAAGTTCATCGAGGCCGTTGCTGCCACTATGACGCGGCCGAACGACACGACGGCCTATACGGCGAACGATGCTGTCGCGAACAGCACCACGGCAGGATCGGTGACGCCATTCTCGTTCACCATGTCGGATGTCAATGACGACCTGGTGACGATCGAGCGGCTTCGGCTGATCACTACCGACACAGGTGCCGCCGGCAAGGCGCTGCGCATGTGGCTGTTCCGGGCATCACCCACGGTTGGCTCTGGCGATAACGCTGCCTTCTCCAATCCGCGCGCCACCTTCATCGGCTCGCTGTCCGGCACGATGCGTACCTTCAGCGACGGCTCCGGCGGTATCTTCGTGCCGGATGAGGGATCTCGGATCATTACGCTCCCGACCTCGGGCGCCAAGACCGTATTTGGTCTCCTTCAGGTACTCGAAGCTTTGACGCCAGTCGCGCAATCAACCTGGATTGCAACGATGGAAGGCTTCCAGGGCGCAGCTTAACCAACAGGAGCAATATCGAATGTCCGACCAAGTCGTTGAGAATGAACCGGCCGTAGTTGCCGGTGATGCCGTGATCGATCCCCCGGTTGTTGAAGCTGCCGATCCTTCTCCTGTCGAGATCCCGGAGGGCTGGGCCAGCATGCACTGGAAGCATGTTGTTGCTCTGGCTCGCCAGATCGCCGGCAACATCGAAATCAGCTATGAGGATGCCAAGCGCATCATCGGTGATGAACTGGTTACACGTGAAGCAATTGGCTCCGATGACGGCCTTGTGGCGATGACCAAGAACGGCGACACGCTGCGCGTCAATCCGAACACCGTCGATGCACATAAGCGCGCTGGCTGGATGCTTGTCTGATGACACTCGTCGTTGAAGACGGCACAGGCAAGGCTAATGCGGAAAGCTACGTCAGTGTAGCCGACTGCGCCGCCTATGCCACCAAGCGCGCGCTCTCGTTTCCGGGAACGGACGTTCCGAACTCGGAAGCGGCATTGCGCCTAGCCACCGCCTTTATCGACAACACCTACCGGGCGCGGTTCACCGGGTACAGAACCTACAGGCGTGCACAGGCGCTCGAATGGCCGCGTGTCGGCGCCTACGTCTACATCCCCAACAACTCGTCGGATATGGCCTACGCGGGCGGGTATGATCCTGCTTATGACTATATCGGGCAGAACGAGATCCCGGTCGAGATCATCAATGCCACCTGCGAGGCGGCGATCAGGGAATTCACAACACCGGGCACGCTTTCGCCCGATCTGGACCGTGGCAATGCCGTCAAGCGGCTCAAGGCCGGCTCGGTAGAGATCGAATACGGCGCGTCCGCAACAGCTACGACCACGTTCCAGACCATCGACTTGGCGCTATCGGGACTCCTGCGCTCGGATGCAATGGGTGTACGGGCGGTAAGGGGCTGATGATGATCTCCGCCATCAGCCGGTCCAAACGGGTAGCGATTACGGACGATGGCATAGAATGCCCTTTCACGAACACATTCGATCGGTTCGGCGAGGAATGCGATGATGCATCCGAGGCCATCATCGCGATCTGCCAGTTGCCAAATGGCGATTGGGCGACGGTCGATCTGACCCAATTCGTGCCGGTTGCGGTGCACTGATGCTCAAGAAGCTCTCGCCCAGCGAAAAGGCGGCTATCCTCCTTGAGCAATATGCGAATGCGATCAAGGATGCGTTCCTCAATGCCATCTCTGACATCCGCACTCGGGTCATCCTTCGCCTGTTCGTTGCCAGAGTAGAGGCGAATGACTTCACGGGGGCAATCGAAGCCCTGAACATCGAGCCGGCAGCGTTCAACCCGATGCTGGACGAGATCGCCAAGGCCTATACAGGTGGTGGAAACGCAACGGTTGCCGATCTGCCGCCACTGGTGAGCCCGGAAGGGTTCAGGATCAATCTGCTGTTCAATGCCCGCAATGCACTGGCGGAAGCTTGGTTGCGTGATTATTCGGCGGCTCTGGTGCGCGAGATCATCGACGACCAGCGCAACGCCATTCGCACCGCGCTGGTTAATGGCACGTCACAGGGCTTGAGCGGCCGGGCAATCGGTCTGGATATCGTAGGGCGCATCAGTCCGATAACGGGAGAGCGGACTGGCGGCATCATCGGGCTTGCTTCGTCGCAAACCGGTTGGGTTGGTGCCTACAGGACCGAGCTGCAATCGCTCGATGCCGGCGCACTTTCGCGCAATCTTCGCGATCGGCGCTATGACCGCACGATCCGTAAGGCAATCGCGGAGGAAAAGCCCATTCCGGCCGCGACGGTCGACAACATGGTGACGGCCTATCAGAACCGCGCCCTTCGCTATCGTGGCGAGGCGATCGGCAGAACGGAAAGCCTGGCTGCCTTCAATGCGGGTAAGCATGAATCGATGCGGCAGATGATCGCCGATGGAAAGATCAGCGCCAATCTCGTCGACCAGAAATGGAACACGATCATGGATGGCCGCGAACGCGATACGCACGCCGCGATGAACGGGCAGATCCAGCCTTGGGGCCAGAGCTTCGTCACCGGGGCAGGGGTGAGGATGGATTATCCGGGCGATCCCCAAGCCCCGGCGTCAGAGATCATCAATTGCCGGTGCGCGAAGACCTTCATCATTCGCAAGGAACCGAGGGCAGCGCTGCAATGAGTGATATCGTAGCATCTTTCGGTTGGCCACAGTGGATTTGGCTGGCCTTCAATTTCATTGGCCTCGCCATAGTTGCGCACGAACATGGGAACCCAAAGAAGGGAACCTACAATTTTCCGCTCGCTGTCATGGGTTCAATCTTGAATCTGTTCGTTCTTTCCATCGGCGGGTTCTTCAAGTGACAAGCTTCCTTGCCGGCTCCCTCGCTAACGCCATCGCGGCCGGCTTCAGGGGCAAGCTCCTACCTGGCACGCTGCGCAAGGAAACGGCAGTAAGCCGCGATAGCGTTGGTGATCCGGTTGTGACGACGGCCGATTATGCCGTGCAGGGCCTACAGGAGACTTACGGTGCGTTGATCATTGCGGCGGGCGGCATTCCCTCGACTGATATCAAGTTGCTGCTCATTGCAGGCCTGTGTGGCGCTGCGCCGGCAATCGGCGACAAGGTGCAGATGAACGGCCAATGGTTCCAGGTTCGGAACGTCAACATCGATCCGGCCGGCGCAACTTATGAGTGTCAGAGTTTCCGTGTCCCATGACCGTCTCCGACAATAGCTCAAGCATCCTGCAGAAAGTTCGTGCAGCAATGGTAACGGTGCTCGTGCGCAGTACCGAAGCCATCCGAGAGGAGGCCGTGACGCTGATCACCACCGGCCCGAAGACGGGCCGCGTCTACAGGCGCAACGGGGTAGTTCACCGAGCATCAGCCCCAGGCCAAAGCCCGGCAGGCGATACCGGAGACCTTGCGAACAAGATCGCGACATCGGTCAACGCTTCACCGCTTACCGGAACGGTCGAGTTTGCATCCGGTCATGCGCAACACCTGGAGTACGGCACGCGCAACATGGCGCCGCGCCCCTTCGCTCGTGTTGCCGCTGCCCATAAGTCGGCTGAAATCGCCAAGGATGCGGCAGAAGAGATCGGGAAGGCGCTTCGCTGATGGCTTCGCCCGATCTCTCCGCCCCGATCTTCGCAGCACTCACAGGCAATACCGCGATTGCGGCAGCCTTGCCTTTCTATGCGGGTGCCAAGACCGTGTTCACGGCCAGCCCCGCACCGGCTGACGCATCATATCCGATGATCGTTACCCCCAACGATGTCACCCGAACCAACCAGGATTTCATCAACAACCCGCTCCCGGTGATCGTCAGGGATATCTCGATCTTCGGCCAAACGGACACTGCGGCCCATAGCAGGGCCGTGGAGAGCCTTGCGCTCATGATCCGCGACCTGTTCCACCGCCAGCGCCAAAGCCTCTCAATAAGCGGCTGGAGAGTGGTGGACATCGTTTGCAGGGGGCCGTTCCCCGGTCCAGTCGATAACGACAAGACAATCCATCGCATCGTCGAACTGACGGTGCGCCTCTCTCAGTAAGAATGACTGCCGAACGCTTCGGATGAAGCGCGGTGTTTCGGGCTGGATGGCCCAATCCCAACCAATCCCCCCAAACACCCTCTTCATGGAGAATTCCCGTGGCAATTTACGCAACAGCCGGGGCGAAAGTCTACATCGGCACCACCGCCTCCGTTGACTTCACGTCCTATACGACCGCCCTCGCCAGCTTCGTGGCTGACACTTACACCGAAATCAAGCCGTCCGAAACGCTCGGCGACTTCGGCGACAGTGCCACCGATGTCAAGTTCCTCGGCATTGGCGATTCCCGCGCGCAGCACCTCAAGGGCTCGCAGGACGGCGGCATTCAGACCCGCACCTTTGGTTTTGATGCCACCGACCCAGGCCAGATCGCTACGAAGGCAGCCTATGCGTCGCCGAACGATTATAATCATAAGATCGTTTTCAACGATGCACCTTCGGTTCGCAGCGCGACCGCTACCGTCACGATCGCATCGCCCGGTGTGGTGACGTGGACGGCCAACGGTCTTGCTCTCAATGCCGCCGTCTCGTTCGCCACGACTGGCGCGCTGCCGACCGGGCTGGTTGCGGCCACCACCTACTACGTGAAGTCGATCCTGACTGCTGATACCTTCACGCTGTCGGCAACGTCTGGTGGCACGGTGATCAACACGACAGGCACGCAGTCTGGCGTTCATACCATCTCCACGGTTCCGTCGGCGACGACCGTCTATTGGCGCGGCAAGGTCATGGCTTTCAAGCGCATGCTCGGCACCGGCCCGGATAACGTCATCAAGCTTTCGGCGGACGTGTCCATCAATACCACGCAGATCGAAGTTCCGGCGATCGAATAAGATCGTCTTCTCGGGCCGCTCTTCACCGGGCGGCCCCTTTCTCCAGCCAAGGTGATTTATGAGCAAGACTACAGCATCGGATGTCAAGAAAGCCCGCGTCGTCGTCGAGATCGACGGCATCGATTTTACGCTGGTACCTTCGCCAGAAGCGATCATGTTTCTCTCGAACAAGTATGACGGCTTTGCGCCGCTTATCGCAGCGATCGGACGTTTCAATTTCCAGGCCATTGCCGACACGGTTTGCGCCGGCCTCGGGATCGAGGGCGCCAAGGCGCGCGAAATGGCGAAGCAGGTCGCCATGTCTGGCCTGATCGATCTGTCGTCGAAGTGCAATGAGTTTGCATCGATCTGCGCCAATGGCGGCCGGGCGTTGGTCGTCGATGAGAACGCCGATCAGGAGGGCGGCAAAGGCCCTTTGTCAGCTTAGAGGAGTACGCCAACGGCTTGGTCCGTGTTGCCATGGGCCGATTGTTCTGGTCATTCGATAAGGCCATGAAGGCGGATTGTCTCGCCATCGTTTTGGCGGTCGATGGACAGGCGGATTTCCTCCAGGGGCTGTTTGGTTCGGCAGAAAAGACGGCACCGGAGCCGAAAGAACTACCGCCACTTACACCAGCCGCGTTGCTTAGCATGGGTCCGCATGGGGTGTTGAGAGCCTAGCGCGTGACGCGCTGGGCGATGAACTTCTCGCGATCGGCTTTCGACCAGTTGCTTGTATCGACCGGCATATTCGCCACATTGGAGAGCTGCGCGTCGGCTGTGAGGCGGCGCCGAACGTCATCCTTGGCGCTTTGAACCATGCCTGGGATCATGAAGGCATCGGCGAGAACCCATACCGCGAGAGCGACAAGCATCACGCTTCCGATCATGACCGGCGTCGTCAGGATGCCAACGATCAGAAGGGCAAGCATCGCAAGGCCGCTGCCCTTCTTTCCTAGGTAGAAGCGGTGCGCCCCGAGCCCGCCCAGGAAGAACCAAAGCAAATAAGCGGCGCCAATGGATTTCGCTTCATTGGTTACGCGCTGTTCTATCAGGATTTGTTCCTGTGTCGTCAGGCCCATCGATCGCTCCCCGCCCGGTGAAGCGTCCAAAGTAACCCAAGAGACTGAGCGGAGCAATAATGGCCGAGAATACCGCCGCTTCAGTCAATATCGACATCAAGGGCAACATCGCGCCATTCGAGGCCGCGCTGGCTAAGGCCAGGCAGATGGCCGACCTGTTCGACCAGCAGGTTTCGAAGAAGCTCGGCAATACGGGAGCGTCTGAGGCGGGGCTGGCGAAAATCGCCGGTCTGATTGAACAGACCAACGCCATGCTCGCCAAGATGACTGGCACGGTCACCACGGCGGATGCTTCGATGAACAAGTTTTCCGCCGATGCCGTGAAGGCAAGCGCGGCGGTTGATGATGTCAAATCGAGCGCGTCGAGTGCCGCGCCGGCTGTGGGGAAACTCTCCAGCGAATTCAACTCGGCCGCTTCCTCTATCCAGCGTGCCGTTTCGGCAAATCAGCAATTCGCAGCGTCCAATCGCTCTCTCGCTGCCGCATCAAACCTGAAACTCGCGGATGGAAGCGCGGCATCCACCGAAGAAATGCGGGCCTATGCCGTCGCGCTGGATGACATCCGAGCGAAATACAATCCGCTTTTTGGCACGATACGCAATTATCTCTCGCTAAAGGATGAATTGCGCATCGCTACGCAGCTTGGCGCACTGTCGGAAAACGAGGCGACTGCCGCACTCTCCAAGGGCCGCCAGGAGACGCTTGCGGCGATTGGGGTACTCAAGGGCCATACCGAAGCCTTGAAGGGCCACGGTGCGGCTGCTGGCCTTGGCGCAACGCAGATGATGGCGCTCACCCATGCCGCCCGCAGTTTCGCCGAACAGATCGCCTTGGGCATTTCGCCACTTCAGGCGCTTACCGGGCAAATGAACCATCTCAGCTACGTTGCCTCCGGGCCCGGTGGCGTAAGCGGGGCGCTGAGTGCTATCGGCAATATGGCCGTTGGTCTCGTGTCACGCTTCGCAGGAGTAGCATCGGCCATCGCGGGTGTTGCCGTTGGCTTTGGATACATCCGCGATCAAGCCTCCGAAACGGAACGCCGCACGGTCGGCTTTGGCGAAACGGCGGTCGCCATTTTCCAGGTCGTGCGCGACAATCTGAGGAGCGCATTTGGCCCGGCATTGGCCACCATATTTGATCCGGCGATCTACGCATTCAAACAACTCGGCTCGGCCGCAGTCGATATTGCGGAACTGGTCATCAACTCGTTCCATGCCGCATTCGTCGATATTAAATTGATCTGGGATGCGCTGCCCGATTCCTTCGGCCTCACCTTCACTGCAGCGGCCAACGCCGGCATAGGCGCGCTCAATCTTCTGGTGAAGAAAACGAGCGATGCCGTCGATGAGATTTCGAAGGCATTGAACAATATCCCCGGCGTCAACATCCCGCTTCTGAATGCCAGCAATGAGACCATTCCGCCGATCGATGGCAGCAAATACATCGCCAGCCTCGATAAACTGGTTGAGGACCGCAACGCCGCGATCCAGAAGATCATGTCTTCGACGCCGATCCGCGACTTCGGTCAGCAGATTATCGACAAGATCCAGACCAACCATGCGCTGGAGGGTCTGGACGCGCTGGCCAATGTCGATTTCGGCAAGTCGATTGGTGGCGCGACCGGGCTTGGGAATACCATCGGCAGCATCGGGTCAAATGCCAGCGGCGTGACAGTCACCATCGGCGGCATGGCGCAGCAGGTGATCAACGTCACCAAGGCGTTCGAGGATGCCAAGCGCGCGCAGCTTGGTCAATTGGTCTCGGCGCAGCAGAACCTTATCCAGGTGAAGCAGCAGGCGACGGAGCTTCAGCAGACGCTCGCCGCCGCCGGCCAGAAGTCCGTTTCCGATGTGTTCGGTTCGTTCTTCAGCGACACAGCCGGTGCTAGGCAGGCCATCGCCGATGCCGCCTCTGGCATCAGCAGTCTATTCCAGCAATTCGATGCTGGCCGTGAATCTGCGTCGCAGCTCAATACGGACATCGAGAAGGTCCGTGCCACTCTGCTTGCAATGGGCGGCGATCCAAACGCCATCAACGCCTTCATTAATTCACTGGTCAACGGCCAGTTGCAGGCGAGGCAGTTGAAGTCGAACGTCGATAGCCTGTCGCAGAGCATCCGTTCGATCCCCAACCGTACCGTCACGATCACCATCAAGACCCAGCGCATCGGCTCCGGCACACAGTCGCTCTACGACGTCCCAAATGAGAGCGGCGGCGGTACCTCTCAGGTCGGCGTGACGCGCTATGGCGGCGACGGATCAAGCTCGGGTCCGTCGATCACGGCCAACCAGGTGCCCAGCAGCGGCTACGGGAGCCAGGGCGGATCGGGCGACACTGGCACCAGCACAGTCAACGTCTGGCGCTTCGCCACGGGCGGCATGATCCATCCTGGCGATACCCAGCAGGTTTCCTTCTTCAAGAGTCCTGACGAAACGGTCGGCATCTTCACGCCCGGCCAGATGCAGGCGCTTGCCGATCCGCGATCAGGATTCACCGGCACCCAGCCGACGCAGGACATCGGCCGCATTCCGACCACGCTTCTGAACGTCGAGGCGAACACCAAGAAAACCGCGCAGATCCTCGATGAGATCAAGACAGCAACAGCCAGTTCATCCTCTGCCTTAAGCGGCTCGGCGTCGTTCGGCTCATCGTCTGGTGCGGGCACTACGGATCAATCGGATCGCGATGCTTATTTCATGAGCGTCTTCAAACAGTATCAGGCGAACTTCCAAGCGGCTGGTGTACTGTCAGGACAGTCGATCGGCTATGGCTTGGGTAGCAGTTCCTCACCGTTCCAGATCGCCCTCAAAGCCACGCAGGCCAAGTACGGCTTCAACTCCGGCGGCATGATTGCGCCTGGCGACACGCAGCAAGTCCAGTTCTTCAAATCGCCGGAGGAGACGGTCGCGATCTTCACGCCGCAGCAGATGAAAGCGCTTAGGGGCGACAACCAGAACCAGCCGGCGGCAGACAATTCCGGTGATCTCCATTTGCACCTGACCGTGCCGGTATCAGTCCAAGGAGGCCCCGCCGTGAGCAATGACAGCGTTGCGGAAATCGAGCGGCAGTTTGCCTTGGCCCTTCGGCAGGGATTGAGGTCCATCAATGGCCGTTGATAACCTCATCATGCCCGACACAGTATCGGTCGGGTTTCAGGGCGGCCCGACCTTCTCCACGGACAAGGTGATAGCCGTCAACATGCAGGAACGGCGCCTGCAAAACCAGACGATCGCGCGCCATGTCTATACATGGGGCCTGCAAAACGCCGACTCCTCGGTCATCACGGCGCTGCGAAAGTTCTGGTTCGATCGGCGAGGGGATTTCAAAGCCTTCATGATGAAGGATTGGGCCGATTTCCAGGTCACTGGCGAACAGATCGGCGTTGGCGACGGAGCCACTGCCTCCTTCCAAGCCGGCAAGACCTACACGGCCGGCAGCAACCCGTATTTCCGCATCCTGCGGTATTTCAAGGCCGGAACGCTAAAGGTCTATGTCGACGGCACCCTGAAAACGCTGACCACCGACTACACCGTCAATTCGACGGGCCTCATCACCTTTACAGGCGGACACATCCCGACCGCCGGCCAGATCATCAGCATCGACGGCGACTTCTATGTCCCGGTGCGGTTTGATGGCGACGCCTTCAACGCCACCTTGCCGGAGCAAAGCCTTTTCATCGTCTCGGTCAACCTCAAGGCGATCGAGGTTATCGAATGAGGTCGTGGTCAACGACGCTCACCAATATGATCGCCGGTCGCGAAGCAACGCGCTGCTTCATGATCGAACTGGTCAATCCGATCGTGCTCTGCGGCACGGTGCGGCTCACCGACATCGACCAGGATCTGATTGTGGGAGGCCATACCTTCCTCAAGTCCCCAGGCTTCAATGTGACGAAGTTTTCGGTCTCCGATGGGGGCAGGCCAGCCGGGCTCGACATTGCCCTTCCATTCGATGCAGAAGGCCCGATCTATTCCGACCATGTGAAGAGGGGAGCATGGCGCGGCGTTCCCGTCACGGTCTGGTTGGCCGATTTCACCAATCCGTCTGTCAGGGAAATCGTGCTCTCCGGCTTCGTCGGGGAGACGGAATTCACCGATCGCCTGGCTGGATCGTTCAAGCTGCTCACCAAGGCCGATGCGCTATCCGACATCATCCTGCCGACAGTTCAGCCAGGCTGCTGGTACAAATACGGCTCGCCGCAGTGCGGCTTCGACCTCTCGACGCGCACGCTATCCGCGACCGTCGCCACGGTCACCAGCAATTCGAAATTCACTATCACCGTGAGCAACCCGGACAGCTTCGATTTCACCCATGGCCGCGTCACCTTCACGTCTGGCGACAATGCCGGCGCCATCGACAACACCCGCCGCTGGGTGTCGGGCACCTCATTGGTCGAGATGGTGACCGGCTTCCCCTTCGACATCCATGTCGGTGACACGCTCACCATCACCGACGGATGTCCCTTGACCCGCGCGGCATGCTTCTCGCGCAACAACATCAACCGCTATCCCGGCTTCGACCATACGCCGGGCGAGTTGCTGGGCTAGGTCATGGTCGATTTCGCGGCACCAAAGCGGTATTCCGGCCTGACCATCGGCTTTCCGCCGTGGCGGGACGATACCAAACAGCCTGAGAGCGTTTCGGCCGACGACCCGTTCGCTGTGTCGAAGGTGCTTGGACGATCCATTCCGATCGTCATCGGCACCGACAAGGTTGATGGCATTCCGGTGGTCGGCGGCGCGGCGACGACGCAAGTCATCACCGGCTATACCGAACAGACGACGACGCTTTTCACCCGTACGCTGGACAGTTGGCCGGCCGGCACAACGTGGAAGAACGGAGATTTTTTCTCCAGTGGCGGCATTGTCGAAGTCCCCAACTACGGCACCCAGCAAGCCGCGGTGCTTGGCTATCTCCTCGCCTATGATCCGTTCGGTGATGGCTACAAGCTGATCCGCCTAGAGGTGAATGGCGAAGTCGTGTACGACGCCGAAAACGGCATTGGCGCGTCGATCAACTTCCGCTTCTATGGTGGCAACCATACCGCCGTCGATCCGATCGCTACGGCCAATATAGGCGCACAGGCTGGAGCATGGCAGGCGTTCGCCATGGTCTATCTGGATGGTTTCGCCGCAACCAGCGCGCCGACTGTCAAGGCCGTCATCTCCAATGCCGCGACAGATGGCGGCGGCACGCATGAGATAGCCTGGACGGGCACTGTCCCGACGACGTTTTCGGAGAACTCGGCGGGACGGCAGGCCGCCTATGATCCGACGCAGGATGTGATCTACCAGATTTTCGGATCAACGCAGCTTCCCGGTTCGACGCAGGTGTGGCTGATCGTCCTCGATGCGCAGACCTATTCCGAACGTTATCGCATTCCGCTACAGGGTTCTGAAGCCTACGTCTCCGGCTTCATGTGGCTCATGGCCATCAGGGGCTCTGGTTTCGTGTTCGTGCGCTATCCGGGGATCGATTTCGTCTATGACGTCGTGACGGGGGCGGTTGTCTCCTCTCACACCGAAACAGGCGGGGAAAACTTCGATTGGAAGATCGGCTTTCCCTTCGGTGACAAATACATCATCACCGGCTTCGATACCGGGCCAGGGTCCGGCCTGCCGTATGCGCAGATCGATATTCTGGGCAACCTCACCATCGGCCGCGTCACCGGCTCGACGGGCGGCGACCTGATCTATGGCCGCACAACCCTGGGGACTGTCTCGTTCTTTGCCTGTGACAGCGCCGGCACGATCAAGGAATCGACTTTCGACGGTGATGCCTGGACAACCGCCACGGTCTACACCTCGGCCGGCGTGCCGACCGGCGCCTGGTATGACCCGCAGACCGGCTATCTCATCGTCTTCGAGACGGTTTCGGGTGCCTATTACGTCCGCTATGTCGATCCCAACACCGGCAGCATCGTCGACAGCATCACGGTCACGAAGGCCTATTTCATTTCGACGGGCATTTTCGCCACCGGCAGGGAAAGGTTCTGGCCGCGTCCTGGCTATGTGATGATGACGAGCGCCGTCAACGATGATGGACTGGTCTATCTGCTCGATATTGGCGCAAAGACCATCACGACCTATGCCGCGCATACCGGCATCACCAATCTTTCCTTCACCACCGGCATCTTCGATCAGAACAAATCGGTGTGGTTCGAAGCCTATGGTGACGACCACTGGGTCGAGCATCAGTTGCCGAACACCATCCCGGGCCTGGTGAGCCTGTCTTCGTTCCTGATCACCAAGATCATGGCGCTGGCCGGTTATGGTTCGGGTGAACTGACCTTCGACGGCTTTGTCGGGCTCTCGGCTTATGGGCTTGGCATCGTCACCGACACCAATATTCGCACGGTTCTTCAATCGCCATCGGAGATCTACGGCTTCACCTTCGCCGATACCGGCAATGGGTTCTATTTCAAGAAGGCGGGGCAGGATTCCTCCTTTGCGATCGATCTCGCGCTGACCACCGACAATCTGGTCTTCCTCAATGAGGCTGCGGTCAAAAGTGTCGATGACGCCGAGATCCGGTCGGTGTCGCGGGTCGAACTTGAATACATCTCGAAGGATCAGGCTTACGAATCCTCAAGCCCGGCTTCCTTCACCATGCCGGCGATCAACAATTCGATCCGGGTGGAAAAATACTCGACCCCGATGGTGATGTCGGACGCAGACGCCAAGAAGTTCGTCACCGAGAAGTTCTTCGACCTGCAGGCGAGGCGGCGCGGGCATAATTTCTCGGTCTCCGGCGAAGTGCGGCTGCTGCCCGGCGATGTCGTCTCGGTGCCGAGCGGCGCCATCACCTATACGGTTCAGATAAGCACCGTGGCTCTGGCTCGGGACATGTCGGCTGAGATTTCGGCGAACGATTTCCAGACCTCGGTCACGACCACGATCAACCCTGTCTCCAACCAGGGCCTCGGCAATCAATTGCCGGTCACGCTCTCCACCCAGTATATCCATCTCGACGTGCCGCTCTATCGCTATGCCGATGATCTCGGGGGTGCTGGGCTGAGGCAATATGGCATCATCGCATCGCGCGGCCAAAGCGGATGGGGCGGCGGCCTGCTCTATCGCGGGGACACCGCTTCAGCCCTGTCGGCATTGCTTAGCCAGGCACCGCACAATGGCGTCATAGGAACTTGCGTCACTGTCTTGGATGGCCCTGCCGATCCGTTCGGCACGACCGACGCTTCCACCGTCACCTTCCGTAAGACATCGGGCGATGCCACACTTCTGGTGAACCATACCGAAGCGGAAGTGCTTGCCGGAGCCAATGGCGCATATATCGGCGCACAAGGCCGCTGGGAGTGGGTCGGTTATAAGACAGTCGTGGATCACGGCGATGGCTCCTACACGCTCTCAGGCTTCTCGCGACGCGGCTACAGGGGCACGGAAGTCTTTGCCTATGACCATGAGGTGGGCGACCAATTCGTGATGATCGATCCGGCTTGGCTGAAGTCGGTTTCGCATCCCATCGCTGATTTCAGCACATCGAAATATTACAAAGCGATCGGCATCAGCCAAGACCCATCGACGGGAACGGTGGTGCAAAAGCAGATACGTGGCGCGGCGGAAACGCCCTATGCCTGCATCAATCTGGCAGCTGCCTTGGGCTCTCCCGATGGTATCGACCTGACTTGGGATTATCGGTCCCGGCTTGCAACTGGAACCAATCCGGCGAACTTCGGCGAGACAACGCTTTCATTTGAAATCGACATCCTTGCCACCGATGGCGTGACGGTCAAGCGGACGCTCACGGCAACGACCAATTCCAAGCATTACGCCCATGCCGATGTCCTGACCGATTTCGGCAGCGATCCACCCTCCGAGCTTTTCTTCAATGTCTACATGATGAGCGCCGTAGTGGGTCGCGGTTATCGCGCGCGCGGGCACAAGTACTTCTCAGGCATCGGTTCGCCGATTGGCCTGCTTCTCTCACTGACAAAGGCTTAAACGCATGAGTGACAACGTATCGATTACGGCTGGTTCAGGCGTCACAATCGCCTCGGATGACATCGGCGGCGGCGTGCAGGTCCAGCGCGTCAAGAATACGTGGGGGCCTGACGGCACGGCCAATGATGTCGATGTCGCATCCGGCAAGGCTTTCCCCGTCCAGCTTCGAGGCAGTGGCGGCAGTGACATCCTGGCTGGCGAATATGAGACCGTTGCAGCTTCGGTGACCGCGCAAGCGCTAGGCGCAACGGGCGCCACAGGTGATTATATCGCTGGTATTCTTGTCGTTCCTTCATCGACATCGCCGGGCAACGTCATCCTTTTGGACAATGCCACATCCATCACGGTCTTTGCTGGCGGCGCAACCAGCGTTTCCAACTTGGTTCCCTTCTATATTCCGCTGGGCATGTTTAGCGTCTCCGGGGCATGGAAGATCACCACTGGAACTAACGTTTCCTGCATCGGGATCGGAAACTTCACCTGATGCTCGACCTGATCCGAAAGGGCTATACCAACCTTGCGGCGCTTTCCCCGCCGTCAGGCGGCGGTGGCGGTGGCGGAGGCCTGCCACCCGCCGCCACGGCGCAACTCGATTTCGTCAACGGCTTCTATTATGCCGGGGGTGCCACGCGAGCCGTGACGGACATCCTCGGCGGCGGCTTCGATTCCAGCGCGATCTCCGGCTCTGGCATGTACGTCAATTTCTCGAACTCGAACAGGCCGACGCCGACCGGCTCGCTGCTGTCCGACATCATCGCACAGCAAGCCGCCGGGATGACGCTGCTGTTCGAGGTGACGACGGCGAGTTCGCTTGGCGGCTGTCTGTTCTATGCGGGCAACAATGCCAATTTCAATTCCGCCAGCACTTGGAACCAGACCTATATCGATGGCGATGTCGATGACGACAATTCCGTCAGCATCACAGCATCGATCAGCGGCGCGGGTGATCACAAAATCGCCACGACCTTCAACCGCTCGCTTGGCGGCGGAAACTACGAATATGCCTGGTGCAACGACGGCAATTCGGCAGTGACCCAAACCGTTGGTTATGCGGCTGCGGCTTTGACCGCTGCCCAGATCGGATGGGATGGCGCGGCCGACGGGCGCCAACTCTTCCAGACCTACATCAAGTCGATCACGCTCTATCCGGCAATAGCGTCGGCTTCTCTCCCGGCCCTGACCACCTGAAGGAATAGCTAATGCTGCCTCATCTTATTGGGCGGCGCGGTCCCGGCCGCGCTGTTATCGCTGGCGATACGGGCGGCTCAGGTGGCGTCAGCGATGGCGGCTTTGTCGATCAGCCCGTGGCCACGACAACCGCCTCCGGCAACACCACGATCAAGGGCAAGGTCAAGGCCGGATCGTTCGGCAAGTTCGTCTACCCGCTGGCGACGATCGCCGCCGGCCGGCAATACACCTTCCGTTATACGCCGCAGTTCAGCCAGCTCGCCCAGCAGGGCAAGCTCGCAATGGTCGGCTTCGGGCTGAAGAACAATAACGATTTCCACATTGTCGGGCTCAGGGGGGATGGCTCGACCGGGCTGCACAAGTATGAGGTCTACGGGACACCGCCGAACGGCTGGAATGCCCAGACCGGGCATACCACATCTGATGGCGGCGCTTCCGCCAATGGCACGCAGGCCGGCCCGAACTGGATTCGCCTGGTCGTTTCCGCCGACGGCGCAACCTACAAGTTCCAGACCAGTTCCGATGGTTCAACATGGACAGATGAGTTCACCGGCGTCACACCGTCGCCATTCTCCAACGTGTCCTCTGTCACCACCTTCGGCATTGCGCTCTGGTTCAACAACGCCGATGCCGGGCCGTTCTCGATCGTCATTGACCAGTTCGCCGATGCGGCCGCACCAGTTGGCTTCACATCGACGATTACCATCGCGTCCGGAAATGTCAGTTCCGACCTCACCAATTTCCCGGTTCGAGTAAATCTGGCGGATATGCCGTCCGGGTTCTGGAGCGCGGTCAAGTCGGACGGTGGCGACATACGTGCTTACGCGGCCGACGGCACGACGCAACTACCCTTCGATCTGACGGTGTTCGACAAGACCGGCAACACCGGCGAACTGTTCGTCAAAATGAACGTGGCGACGGCATCGAACACGGTCTTCAAGATCAAGTATGGGGATTCGAGCCTCAATCTGTTGCCCGCGACCGATACCTATGGGCGGAACGCGGTCTGGGCAGATTACGATGTCGTCATCATCAACGGACTCACCAACCGCAATGGGTCTGGACATGATGCTGCCATTTCCGGAACCGGCGTAA